GCTTTATACACCGGGCTGTGCGATCTCCTACTGTGGGTTAATCTGTATGTCTCGTTCACGCGCTCAAGGTCCTTTTACTGCTGTGTACATCTATAAATATCAAGATGAACCCGAGCAAATCAGTTCCTATAACACGTTTACGGACTACATGACAGAATCTGCAGTTCCTGGTCCTTGTAATGTCAATCACATCAAGCATGCGCGGCCGTATATTACGACTGCGAAGACCTCTGATTGGGACCTTTATTGGTGCCAATTGGGGCCTATACCTGTGCTTCCTGAGCCCAGAATTTTTTGGCATAAATTACCAACTTCTTCTGAGTTCTCTGCTATCCAATTCTTCGCTGAACTTGACGATACCATCGCCATTTTTACACGTAAGTTTTGGAAGCAGCTAAGCTATGGATCTGCTAATTGGGGTTTGGTGCCTTTTGTTAACGACGTCATTGCCTTTTTAGAGGTACTTAAATCGTTTACGATCGACACTTCCAATTTTGATTACAAGAATCGCTATTTCATGCATGATCGCCCTTTTGTTGTTGAGAATGCTAATGACCGATTTGAGGGTACCTTCCAAGGTATGTTTCATTTATCTGGTCAAGGCAATATCCATGTGTCCAACGATGCTGCGATCTGGTTAGATCGCCTCGGTGTTCATCCGGATATATCAACTTTTTGGGATCTCGTGCCGCTATCATTCGTCATCGATTGGCTCTTGCCGGTCGGTGCGTTTCTTGATAGTATAGTAGGTCCTGGGTGGGTTAGAAACGTCCATTTTAAAGGGAATTACTCCGTTAAATGGTCCGTGGAAGGCACACACATTTCAAAAATATTTCCGTCTGAATCCAAACAAACTTATAAAGTTCATGGATACCGGCGGACAGGGATTGATCAATTAGTGATTATTCCTGGAATGCAAGAGCTTGGGCTCGACATGGCATACATCAGCCATCCCTCGTGGGTAGAAGCCTTTTCTATGGCTTATATCGCGGGCGTTTTCAAAAACGTTCCTCGCCCTAAAGCTGCTATGGAGCTTGTTAATAAGCTTGCATACAGATCAAAACGCATTAAGAATAACAAACTTAGTAATCTTACTATTTTTGATGTCCTTGGCGATATGATCCCGGATTTCGGGTTGAAGGGTAAAACCTTTAACTTCTCCCGTCACCTTTAACATATCTTTTTGTTAAGGGTTATTCTATTCACCGTGTACTCGCTATGTCTAGTGAGTTAGATTCATGTCATTCACAATTACAGCTCAAACCAAGTCCTACGTCGAACGGGACGATTCACATTATGTTGAATCTACATTGTCCTTCGGTGCACCCGATAATTCTTTTATTATTCGTGGTGCTAATCCTAAGTCCAACCCTGTTCGTGCAAGTGTCTCACGTGTTCTTCAAAAGGACGTTACCGTCGACGGAAGTACCACTCGAAAGAGTGCCACCGTTACCATCGGCATCGTCACGCCTTTAACCGATTTTACATCGGCAGAACTCGATTCCTTGGTCACTGATATCGCGGAGTTTATTACTGCTTCGACGATTTCTGAGCTGTTAATGGGGAAGTCCTAGATTTCCTCAATTTCTTAACTGGTTTCGCTTCTCACACACTCTTCACTAACCTTTTTGGTCAATGGGAGCATGGAGTTAAACCTAGTTTCGATCTATCGGACACTATTAGAAGATCTCTGTGTTGATTTGTTCACCGCAGATTACATAATGAAACGCCTTCAACATGAAGGGCATTCATTTGTAACGGTCGTTTTACCAAGATTTGCTAAACACATCCTGCTTTGTCTTGAACAAGGCTTCTGGATTGATTTTGACACTTCTATAAGAAAACGACGAGGGCTCCCGATTATTTTTTCGGGTTACCTAAAGCAGCTTTTTTCTTTCACAAAGAACGGTTATGTAGTTGCCCCACAACCTTGCCCTGTTGCACTTTTTGCAATCAGACAAGCCTGCGAGTATCTATATAAACTTTCTATTCCATATACCCAAGAACGCTTGCATGATGCAAGCAAGGGTTTTATTGAGAATGAGAGTACCGTTTTTAAACGAGAGGACTTGGATCTTCGCTTTGTAAAAAAGATGCGCGCAAACTTTTTGCGTCACTATCCTACTTCAGCAAATCTCTGCCTCGAAGATTTTGTCTCCAAGGCGAAATCGGGTCCTGGTACATTTGTTGGGTCCACTTCCAACTATTGGGTTCGTAAATTCGAATCCCATCAGATCATCCCAGAATTAAAACATTTTAAGCATATGTTCCGTTTAAATAAAAACTGGAACCCCGCTAGTGTATGTGATTCTGAAGAAGACTACGCTGAGGTACTTTTTGTGCCAAAGGATAGTCGTGGACCTCGTGTGATATCTCGTGAACCTTTTAATAAGCTTAAGTTTTCAATGGGTTTCTTTTACTCATTGTCAAAAGCTTTGGAACACGATACAAGACATCGAATCAATTTTCGCTCGCAAGAGATTAATCAAAATCTAGCTCGCGAATCATCAATCGATGGACGTTTTGCCACAATGGATCTTAAGGATGCTTCCGACCGAGTATCATTTGCTCTGGTTCGGGAACTATTCCAAGGTCTCCCTCACTCTTCTTATATTCAAAAAGTTCGCTCAAAATATGCGATGCTTAATGGAAAAAAGATTACCCTGAATAAACTTGCAGGGATGGGTAGTGGACTTACCTTCGTTACGCTAGCTTTAGTTATTCACCTAGCTATTGTTACGTATATTTGCGACGTGAAAAAGATATCACGTTACAAAGATATTGCGAAGTTGGTATACGTTTACGGGGACGATATTATCGTTCCCTCGTGGATGTTTACCTTGGCCGCAGAAGCTGTTGAAAAAATTGGCCTGAAAACCAACAAATCCAAAAGTTTCTTTCGTGGATCTTTCCGCGAATCATGCGGTGGTGATTACCTTAATGGTAATAGCGTTTCACCTGTTCGCTTAAAACTATCATCATCTGGCTGTGATTTTGGAAACATTCGGGGAGTCGCTCCCTCGAATGATAAAATTCCCAATCTCGTGGAGGAACTAACTGCTCACTATAAAGAACTCGTGAAAGCTCAGCTGTTCAAAACTGCTGAGTTGATCGGGGATGTTCTAGAGAAAAAGCTAGGTCCGCTACCATTTGTATCTGATAGTTCATCAATCATCGGTAAATATACTCCTGATGCGTCCAAAATTATTATTGAACGTCATCCGGATTCTACACCGAAGAAAAAGCGCTTCTGGGTTGTACAGCCCTTAAAGGCTGACATCACTCCATTTGCATGTCCGGGCCGATACTTAATGACTCAGCTTAGCAAGGTTGCTTCGCCATGGTTATTAAACATCGAGCAAGCTGCAGCATTCGGAATAACTTCTATTCCAAAA